AAGAAGCAGAATTATGGGCTTGGCAGGAAGCAGCTGGAGCTGGCGTTACAGCACAAGCAACATAGTGGGATGTGCAATCTTTCTAATCCTGTTTGCAAGGCTTACATTGATAAATGCGCCTACCTTGACAGAGCCACCGACCGCCGCCCTCGCCTTCATGCCGCTCTGGACTATATCATGACAAGATCTTCACCGCCCAAGATCCGTAAGACGCTGTCGATTCTGAACCCCAAGGATCTGGAAAAGATGACCGGCGTTTCTGCGCCCATCGGTAAGGGCAAGCCGTATACTGGGTTTGCGAAGGACGCCGACACCGAGGCGTTTACGATTCGCATGGGAGAGTGGAGGCTCAAGCTCGACGGCAAGGTTCTACCCACGACTTGGAACAGCAAAGGTGCAGCGGAGGCCGCCATCCCCGTGGAGCGTGCACGAGCGGCCAAGAAGGCGAAGGACGATGTGATGCCGGTGGGAGACGCAAAGCTGTTTGCAACGGGAGAAAAAGTAGTACCTACGGATGGCAAACACAGCGGCAAGGCGAAAGACGACTACGTCAGACCTAAGCAGCTGCGAATTGAAGGCGTCAAGTTCATCTTTACAGAAGATGGATGGGGCGTAGATCCTTCTGATCAAGATGGCTACGGCGACGTACCTAAAGGTTGGACGTTCAAACGTTCTGAGGTTAACAATATCCTTGCAGACATGGGAATTTCTAGGTCTACGGTTGACGCTGCGTACAAGAAGTGGGTTGCGTACCACATGCCTAAAAGAGCCAAAGATAGTAAAGCGCCTGTCGCCTTGGAATTTAAGGTGAACGCGGGCGGAGAAGGTTCAGCTCGAAAAGCCTTTGCATCAGTTAAAGCGGAAGTCAAACGCCTGTGTCCAGGCGTTATGATAGACTTCCCGCAAGGTAGTGGAGGTAGAATAGGTCTGTACCCGGTTCCTGCAGAAGTGGCTGGCAAAGTGAAGTCGCTTGTCGAAGGCGCGCGAATCCATACGTCAGGAGCTCAGCGTGGATGGGCAAAGGACTACGACCGCGACGCCGTGAATGCTGAGATACGCAAAGACAAGCGGATCGGTGGCAAGGAGGCCTCGCTCATTCACAGACTTCTGCAGGGCCGGGTGGCCAACGTCGCCCCTCCAGCGAAGTTAATACCGAGCAGTAAGCGTCCAGCTTCTGATGACTTTGGTAGCAAGGTCGATATTGCTGGTGTGAAGCGAAATTCACTGGACTCAGATCTTCAGCCGGTGTAACCCCATGATGACAATGCAGCAAGCCGACCACATCGGAATGGCCGTTAGCATCGCCATCGCTCTCGTACTTTTGATTTGCGTAGCGCTGGCGAGGCCCACAAAGTAAGGGGCGTCCATGCAAAATGAAATGATAATGATACTCAAGGTGTCTACGTGGCGCCTACGTTTTGGACTCTGGGTCGCCCTTCTTGGCGTTCGGTTTCTGAATTGGTTTGGCCGCGTAGACGTCGCATCGGTGTAGCCCATGCCCCCGACCAAACCGACGTTCGGCCCCACCCAGCGACTGCAACGTCTCTATGAGCAGGGAATCCGACAAATTACTGGCCGCGTTCTGCTACGTAAGGAGCCGGAACAGAGCTTTAGCGAATGGATCGCGGCGCTGCAACGACGCAGTCAAGAGCCGGACATCGAAGCTGCAAGTACGCTGTTGGCCAGTCGTATGGTTTCGCAGATTTCTGCGAAGAATATGAAGACATGGCGACAGGCGGCAGCCAAGTCCCAACGGTCTGCGATGCTCTACCGCCTGTTACAGCAGGAAATGCAGGGACCTACCGGCCTGCGAGTGCAGCAAATCGTCCGTGAGAACGCACGGTTGATCAGCTCTTTGCCCATCGAGGCTGCCACTAAATTCGCTGAAGAGATCGAGAAGGCTCAGCAGGCTGGCGCCCGTGCTAGCACGCTGGACAAGATGGCACGGGCGCGGTTTCCTGAACTGCTACGTAGCCGCGTGCACTTAATTAGCAGGACGGAGACCTCAAAATGCTCGAGCGCTCTAACGCAGGCCCGTGCGGAGCACCTTAACCTTCCAGCATATATTTGGCGCACTTCGAAGGACGCTCGTGTTCGAGACAGCCACGCCAAGATGGACGGCGTGGTGTGTTTCTGGGCAGATCCAATTTCTCCAGAGGCCCTGGCCGGTGAGAAGTCTTACGGCCCGTACAACTGCGGAGATACTTTTAACGATAGGTGCTATCCCGAAGTCGTTCTCACCCTGGACGATATCAGTTTCCCAGCTCGCGTCGCTACAAAGGGCCGCATCATTACGATGACCAAGCAGCAGTTCAAACAACAGTTCGCCGTCCAGGAACTTGAGGCGGCTTAACCCCGTATCAAAGGAGCAATAAAGACATGAAGAAGATCCTTGCCATCCTTGCCTCTGCCATCTTGGCACTGGCTCTTCCGTTCGCAACCGCACAGTCGCCCACCTACACGGCGCAAAGCGGAGTCACGTTTTTCGTCGGTACAGCGGCTACGGCCACGGCCACCAGCGGCCCGGTGCGACTGCCTACGTTCTCCGGCGCTGGGACGCTCACCGTCATCGGCACGGGCATTACCGGCTCGCCCAGCGGCTGCACTATCGCGCTGGCCTACACATCCAACGGCGGCGGCGCGGCTACTAGCGCGGTCAGCACCACGAGCTTTACGCCTGCTTCGAGCACGCAGACGTTTACCATCAGTCCGAGCGTGGCGACGGGTGACAACTATACGGCGACGTACGCCTGTAGTTCGACTTACCCCACGGCAGGCACGCTGATTGCCAGCTTCAGTCCGGCTATCACTTCGACAGTTGCCAGCGGCTCGGTCTCGGTCGTCGCGGCAGCCAGTGACGCATGCCGTAATCCAAGTATACCAAAGTCGACGGTCGCTATCGCCGTGACCACGGCGGCTACGACACAGCTTGTAGCGCCGTCCGGAACTACGGCCGTAACGCTTTGCTCGTTGCAGGCCAATGTCGTGGGCACTACCCCTACTTTGCTGCTTGAGTACGGCACGTCGACGGCTTGCACCGGCACGCACGCACTGACGGGTACCATTCCGGTTGCTACCGGCACGTACTTCAGTACCGGGAACGACGTGTCGATAGTAACGCCAGCCAGCCAGGGCCTTTGCCTGGTCAGCGGCGGCACACTGACGACCACCGGAATTCAAGGATTTGCGACGTTTGTGCAGCAATGAATGAGAACACTAGGCGCGGAAGAACTTAGCACCTAGTTTCTAAGGCGCCTAGTTCTGAGCAGGAAGAACTTAGTGCTTAGTTATATGTAGGAAGAACTGAGCGCTTAGTTTCTAAGGTGCTTAGTTCTGCGTAGGAAGAACTGAGTACTTGGTGAGAAGGAGCGCGGATGCCAATCCGCATTCGGCGGCGTAGCAGCAAGGCAGCGGAGGACGACGGTCGTCAGGTTGCACTACATCCTGGCGACCGTCTAGTTTATCGCGGGCTGGAGATAGACACGTCGGTCTTGGATGCCGTGTTAAATACGAACGTCCGCATTTTGTGGGCCTTCGAAGCGGACGGCCATGGCGGTATTACTCTGGTGCCGCACACGGAAGAAAGTTGCATCTGGATGAGTTCTTCCGACGTCGTCTTACCAGAGGAAGTAGAACTTTGAAATCCAGTGGTAGGGCGTTGAGCCTGAAGAAGTTGAATTCCAAGCGCAGTGTCTTAGGAAGTAACGTTCTACAGAGCTGGTCGCAGTGTCCGAGGAAGTGGCATTCTTATGAAGAGCGCGCCGTCCGTTTGCTGGAAGCCAGCCTTCATATACCAGTTTCTCAGTCGTTCCGTTGACAGCGGGCAGCTACGTTGTGGCAGGGCGTAAAGGTACAGTTCGATTTGCGTCTTATCGGCGGCACGACAGAGCCACCGCAGCGCTTTCGTTCCACGGCCCTGGTGCGAAAAGCGCTGCGGCGTTCGCAGACGGCAGATGTAAGCGTAGTCTTCTCTACAGTCTAGGACGACATAGACCTCGTTCTTGTGGAATGCAAGACTACCTGGCTCGGCCGGTAGTTCGGGCGGGTAGGCAGCGACATGGTCGGCCGTTCGGATCAGTATTTGCAGGAAGGTCATGAACCTATTATACAGCGAGGAGGCTGCGCGTGGCTGTTACCAAGAAATCCAGCAGTAAACGCAAGACGCCTAACCTCGTCGAAACGATGCTCGGCGCACAAGGACTGACTTCCGCATTTGCAACAGACATGTTTACGAATTTCGCGGCACGCCAGGGCTACGGTACGCCCTCGCTCGGACAGGGCGCCGAGTACAACATGGTGCGGCTGTCATACGACTACTGGCTGCTCATTACGCTGTTCCGTAACCATTGGATTTCCCGCCGCATCGTTGAAGTGCCGGCGCAGGACATGGTCAAAGCTTGGCCCAAGCTTACGAGCGATATCGAGCCGAAGGACCTTACTAAGTTAGACCGAGCGCTGCGCAAGACGAACGCTAAGAACAACCTGCTGACGGCAATGGTCTGGGCCCGTTTGTTCGGCGGAGCGGGCGCTTTGATGGTCATCGATGGGCAGGATGACCAGCTGGATGAGCCTCTTGATCTTGAGTCTGTCGGCATCGGAACTTTCAAAGGGCTGATTCCGTTCGATCGCTGGGCCGGCATCAGCCCACAAGGTGACGTTTGTACAGACATCGACCGCCCGTTGGATTTCAACAAGCCGGAGATGTACGAAGTCCGTGTTACTGGTGGCGATAGCTTCAAAGTGCATAGTAGTCGGTTGCTGCGGTTTCTCGGGCCTACGGTCCCGACGCCTGAGCTGGAAGCGCAGAGTTACTGGGGCATCAGCGTTCTCGAGCCGACTTATGAGTCTATTACCAAGCTCGATAACATGTCGTGGAACATTTTGGGCCTGACTTTCCGCGCCAACCTGCTCGGAATTGAGTTCCCGCAGTTGGAGCAAATCCTGAGCGGCGTCGGCGGAACGCAAGCTGCGAATAAGAAAATGGAAGAGCGTCTTTCCGCCGTCAACCAGATGATGTCGAACCAGAGCCTGATTCCTTTGGCCAAAGACGGCAAGCTAGAAGCGACTTCCTACAGTTTCGGCGGTCTGGCGGAAATCTTCCAACTGTTCCAGTTGGACCTTAGCGGCGCGGCGCAGATTCCCGTCACACGTCTGTTCGGTCGTACTTATACCGGTCTTGGCCAAGCGGGCGACGGCGATGAACGTATCTACGAAGAGAAGATCTCCACCGACCAGGCTGTCTACATGGTTCCCCAGCTAGAAAAGATGTACCCCGTAGTTTGTATGAGCGAACTTGGTGAAGTGCCTGACGATCTAGATTTGATTTGCCCCAGTATCCGCGTACTGGACGAGAAGGAAAAGAGCGAGCTGGCGAAGTCCGTCGCCGATACGTTGACTGTCTACCAGAACGGCGGTATTATGTCGCCGCGTACCGTGGGCAAGGAAGTCAAGCAAAGCTCCGACATGACAGGCATCGGCACCAACATCACCGATGAGGACCTGCAGAAGCTGTCGGATAAAGTCCAGTCTGAAGGCGAGATGGGCGAGGGCCTGTTCGGCGGCGAGGCGAATACCGGCTTGAGCGCGGCCAGCGGTCCCGGCAAGGCGCTGAAGGAAGAGGACAAGGAAGCAAAGACTTCGTCTTTAGCCGAAGTTCCTGGGGATGAAGACGATGTCCCGCCGGTGGGCAAGAAGCCAACAAAGGACGAACTGCTGAGCAAGATCGCAGCAGTACGTGCTCGCCTTGGAACTGCTCCCGCCATGGGTGCACTTCCAAGTAATTTGAAGGCCGGAAGTACGGTCGAAGTAAACGGCAAGCCGCTCGTCGTCAAGAAAGTAACCACCGGCACCAAGGACCTCTTCGGAGATCCGACCGTGCAGGTGCAGTTTGAAACCGGCGAGATTATTGCGTACAGGCCGGACTCGGACGTGAGGGCAAATGACGCCCACATTACGAAAGCACAAATTGAAGCAGTCCGCCGCAAGCACTCTATTATGATGAGCGCTAACCACGACCTTACGTGGGAAGCAGCAAAACCTGTACTACTGCGTGGATTCGGTGAAGAGGCGGTGCAGGCATACGAAGCTAAGTATCCTTGGTCAGTGAAGGCCACTGACGCCGACAGTCCCAGCACCAAGCATGAAGGCATGATGCTCTACCACGCCCTGCCGGTGCGCATCGAGACGCCCAAAGGCGGAGTACGCAGCGGGCCGGGTTGGTCGCATGTACTTCCAGCGGACTACGGGTTCATTGACAATGTCCCGGCTGCTGATGGCGATAATCTAGATTGCTACGTAGGTCCAGAGCCAGAGAGCAATGATGCTTACGTGGTCGATCAGTTGAAGCTGGATGGAAAGTCGTTTGACGAACATAAAGTGGTGCTCGGGTGCAGTACCCCAGAGTCAGCTGAAGAACTTTACCGCGCCGGCCATCATCTGTCAGACAGAGTATTCGGTGCAATAACGCGGTTCTCCATGCCCATGTTCCGCCGCTGGATGGCTACGCACGACATGACCCAACCTTGCTCGCCTGACGTAGAGGTGCGACCATGGGTGTGAAGGCCTGCCTTGCCGACGATGGAACTCTGATGTGGGCTTGTCCTGGCTGCGAGCGGGATCACGGTGTGCCGGTTGTCGGCGGAAGATCCTGGGGCTGGAACAATAGCCTCAAAAAGCCAACGCTCACGCCGTCCGTCAACGTACGCAGCCAGATCCACTGCCACAGCTTTATCGAACTGGGGAAGGTTCGGTTCCTAAACGATTGCACTCACGCTTTTGCAGGTAAAATTATAGACTTGCCGGATTGGGGTTGTGATGATTCAACTTAATATGACGCCTGAACAGTTCACCGCGGCGCGCGCGGCCATCCTTGCCAGTAACCAGGTTCTTACGCATACCGAGACGACAGAGACCGAGGGCAATTTCAGCACCTCCCAAGTAGCCCTCAGTTACAGCTACGCGGCGCCCGGCCTGATGACGTTAGCCGTGACGGCAAAGCACGGCCTGGTGCGCTTCGCCAGTGAGGACACAATCAAGCAGCACTTGCAAGAATTGCTGGCTCAGGTGTAAAGCCGTGGACAACTTGGAGCATCTGAAGAGAGAGTTCGAGCGCGTTCACGATGCCCTCCCGGCGTTGGATCGTCGTATCACGGTGCTGGAGGCGTGGCAAATCAGCCACCCCGACACGCACCGGTTAGAGGGCGTCGCCCTCAACGTGGCAAAGGAGGCCACTGACAAGCGCCTCGAGGCCATGAACGATCTACGCAAGCAGATTGACAATGAGCGCGGTTCGTTTATTACGCGTGAACTGTATGACCGGGAACACCTACGGCTGCGCGACGACATTGCCAACCTGGCTAAGAGCCGTGACAGTGCGTCCGGCGAAAAAGGCTTGCTAGAACAGTTCTGGCCGTGGCTGTTGGCGTGCCTTACATTCCTGGCCGGCAAGTACTTGTTGAGATAGGAGGCGGCGTGCCCTTAGAAGATTACCCAGGACAGTGCGGCGAGCCTGATCAGCAGCTTGAACTCACCCAGGCCTTTTCGCGTGGGGTTCAAAAGGCGGCGCCACGGCATGAGAACGAAGTTCACGATATTTGGTTGATAGAAAATGCCGAGCTTGGGCTTGACCGACCGTATTGGCTCACTTGCTATCTGGGAGAACTCACTTACAGCGCCGACGCCAATGATGCCATCGGGTTTGCGCGCCGAGAGGATGCACTTGCCATGCTCGATCATAAGTTCTTTCAGTGCACGTCAGTTCGTGTTACGGAGCACGTGTTCGTATGAAACCGCAAGTTCAAAGCCGAATCGGAAAGAATGGCCGGTGCCTGAATGCGTGTCTTGCGTCTATCTTGGAAGTGCCAGAGAGCAGTGTACCGGACTTTCCTGGAGGCGACGACTACATCGAATCTATCGACGCCTTCCTCAAGCCATTTGGTGTTCACTATGTACAGCGTCCCATCACGAGCGCTCCACCGAAGAATTGGCACCTCATAGAGGGCGTTAGTCCACGCAGCGGGATGCACGCAGTCGTCGGCTTCAACGGGCGATTCAAGTTTGACCCTCATCCGCAAGACGGAACAGGGCGCGGTCTGGTCAAGAAAAAGACATGGGGAGTTCTTATGCCGATAGATCAAGAAGTGAAGCCGGTGGGCGACGCTACAATTCAGAGCGCTACGCCTGCGCAACTGCAGGCTAGACTGGCAAAGCTGCCGAAGGACGCACCAGAGGCTGTAGCCCTACGTGCCCTGCTGCTACGGCGACGGGCAAAAGACTCTGCCCTCCGCCCCAAGGACATCGAACGCGGTCCTGGGCCTTTCACCGTCCAGCTTACCGAGAAGGACGGCCGTGAGCACATCGAGCCGGTTTCTGCTCTGCGGACGTATGACTCTGTGTCTATCGAGACTCTGCAAAAGAAGTTAGAATCCGCTGAGAAGCGTCTGCAAAATGTTCGTGATGCAATCAGCATAGCAACGGCAAAGCGTAAGAACAGACGCCAGCGTCTTCAGAGCA